GTAGTTCCTGGATGGTATCCAACAGGTGGTAGTAGCCAGGTTAGCTTTTACAATTGGACTGCTGATGAGTCATTTATTTATGCCTTAGTTTATGATAATAATAATTATCAATCTGCAATATTAAAATTTGATCCTTCTACAGATACTGTTGTATCAATCACAAAAAATCCAGCAGGTTTCGGTGGAGTTGGAGGAGTTGGAAGTAACCAATTATTTAATATTTGTCCTGTGACGGGTAAATTGATGACTCTTGTTAGTAATGACTATGTTGTAGAGTGGGATTCTATTTCTCAACCAGGTACAATGAATTATATTGCTCGATGGAATGCAGCTTTCTTCTCTGGTGGTGCAAAAGATTTTATGATGCATCAGACGACTTCTCCAACGGATCGATTAGTATGTAGCTATCAATCATCTGATGGTTATACAGGTGCATTTTTTGAAATGACTCGTGGTAGTTTTTATACCTATGCTGAGTTATTAGTTCCTATTACAAAAACAAATACACAATCATTACGTGTATCTTATACATTGAATTTCGCATAATTATCTAGCATTTAATCTTAGGATAAAACAATGGCAATCTACGGTTCAGGAATTTTTTATGGAAGTGGAGCAAAGTATATTGGAGCAGCGTCTTCAGCTGATCAAGGTATACCTGTTGATCTTCGTTTTTATAGAACTAGTCAGGATGGTGTTTATGTGTTTTGGTGGGGCTTTAACCCCGCTTTTATTACACCCGCACTGACTTTGGTAGGCTTTGACTTGGAATTGGATACTGTTCCAACCTTCAATTCTCCAAATTTTGTTACCTTCGATGCCATATCTTCTATTACTTTTCAAAATGGTAATGTTAGAAAAGGTTTTGCTGTTCCTGTTGCAGATCGTATTAATGGTGTTGTCCAAACATGGTATGCACGAGTTAGAACGCATACTCCATCTTTCATATCAGGTTGGTCACATATTTTAACATGGACAATTCCTCAGTCTGTACAGCAGTCATCAGCAGAAGCCTTAATGGAATCCTTACCAGATTTTCATGTATATGGTAAAGGCGATCTTTTAAAACCCGTTGCAGACCGTAATACTAATTTGTGGCAGGTTGAAGATATGTATGGAAACCAACTTGATCAGGTTTTCTATGCTAACTATTTAACCCAGACAAATAACTATGTTGATTTAGCTATTGACGAAGTATTGTATCAGAATTTTGGTGTTTTATTTGATTTTCCTAAACCCAGCCAGATGCAATATGTAGATTATCGTTGGATTTTAATGAATTTGTATTTAGCCTCCTTGGTTGGTAGCACAAATGAAGCTATTATCTTAATTGCTGAGGCATTTACAGGAGTTCCACCATCAATTACCAATGTACGTGATGCTAACAATTTTATCTTAGGGACAATTTTAGATGCACCAATTACCCCAACTAGTCCTCAAACTACATTTTTTACATCATCTCCTTTCATTGATGCAACACTAGTGGTTGAGGATGTTACTCAAAGTTCGGGTAATCCTTATCTTCATTCAGCATCTACATTTGCTGTTCTTGGTAAAACTGCAGTAACAAATACAGGATCTACAGTATTAACAGGTAATTTAGGTGTTTCTCCAGGTAGTTCGATTACAGGATTTCCTCCTGGAACGTATTCTGGAGCCCTTCATTCTGGAGATGCTACTGCAGCTACAGCTCATGCTGATGTAACGTCAGCTGCAGCTATTCTACAAGGTATGGGTCCTGGAACTAACATTAGTTCTACGGACTTACATGGATTTGTAGCAACACCAGGAGTTTATAGTGCAGCAGCTGCAGGAACGTGGACTGTTGCTGGAAATCTTACTTTAAATGGTGCTGGGACGTATGTATTCTTATTTGGAACGAGCCTTACTGTTGGTGCTAATTGTAATGTAATTTTAACAAATGGTGCAACAGCGGATAATGTTTACTTTGTAACTGGAACAACATTTACCTTTGGAGCCAATAACGTAATCAATGGCAATATCTTAGCTGGTACTTCTATTACCTTTGCTGCTAATAGCATACTTAATGGTCGTGCATTAACATATGGACCTTCTGGTACAACTGTTACATTTCCAAGTGCAGGGGTTGTTACTGTTCCTCCAAGTACTATTGCAGGTGGTGGACTTATTGTTCCATCAAGTTCATATACAACAAATGGGGTACAAGGTTCTTGGACAATGAATGTTCCAACAACTCATACTCTTCAAGCTATGTTTGACACTGTTCCACCTATTAAGATCTTTGATTCTCTGTCTGGAGCAACTGTTTTAACAGGTACAACTACTTTTACACATGGGAGTGCTGCTGTCACAGGGGTTGGGACTTCCTATCTCTCCCAGCTTACAATTGGTCAGCAAATCACAGATCCAACAGGAATTTATTTAGCATATGTATCTTCAGTTCCGTCTAATACATCAGTCATATTGTCAGAAGCATGGGCAGGACCAACAGAATCAGTTGTGGCGTATCGTTTGGAGTATACAGATACTCAGTTGCCTATTCCAGTACTTTGGGATAAATCTACATTAGCATTTGGGATCATTATTACGATCTTTGATCCTGGTCATTTTGTGTTGCCATTTGCTGTAGCTATGGAGAAGTTGATAAATCAGTTAGTACCTGCAATAACAAAGACGTATTTTAATATTGTAGAAGTATAAAGTATAGATTAAAGGAGAAGTATATGTCCTCAGTAATTTTTAGTAATGCCCAAAGAATAATTGCACAGATTTTTCAATGGTTGCAAACAAGTGAACAAGTTAAAGTAGATAATCTTATGGCAGATACTTTTTCTGCTGGTATAGATAATGCTACTACTTCTGGAGAAGGATTTCTTATTGTTCCAGGGACTAATAATACGTCAGCAAGTCCTTCTATAAATATAACATTAGGAGGAATTGCTTATGATCCAGTTGGAAATAGGATTTTTATTAGTTCTTCTGATGTTACACTTTATAATGCAGCTAATGCTACAGCTACAACGAATGATGGATTAGGTAATCTCCTTCCTACTCCTCAATCATCAGGTGTAGTCAATGTACCATTAACTCAATCCTCACAAAATTATATTTGGGTAACATATCTTCCAGCTATTGATACAACTGCTTTTACATTGAATGAAATGACAAATGCTAAAATTTTCTATAAGCAGGTAGATGGCTATACCATTAGTGTAACTACTTTAAATGTTCCACCAACAGCTAATTCTATTTACTTAGGTTCTGTGAATATGACTTTAGGAGGTGCTGTAGCTTCTTCAAACATATCTCAGGTAGGGAGAACATATTATCAAATTCTTCCTAAGATTGTTCCAATTACAACACCATTCAATGATGGTTCAAATCGTACTCCACAATATCATCAGAATACAACCTACACATTAGATGCACATATTAAAGCGATTGGAACGGGAACAGGTGTTACTCCCTTTAATCCTCATAATATGTCATTAGCAGATTTGGGTGTATCTACAATTGATACTGTTGTTGGTCGTACTCAAATTGAAGGAAATAACAATGTTATTCTAGCAGGTACACAGGCAGATCCTTTTCCTGTAACTTCAGCTATGCATTGTGATATTGCCTCAAATGCTACACCAACTGCCCATATTCTTGTGAGACAGTTACTCGTCACAGAATTTGCTATTGTAAATGGAGCTGCTTACAATGTCACAGATATTTTTGGTGTTATTCCAGTAGATGCTAATGTATTTTTTCCAGATTTAACTGGTACATATAATGTTTATTGGGATTCTGTTGCAAAATCTTTTGGTGTAACTACATCATCAATTGCAGCTGATGCATCTAAATTATGGCTTTGTACTGTTACTTATACATTTGTAGGCCATGGTGCATTGGATGCCAATCTTCTTACTGGTTTAGTTGATCACCGATTGATAGGTGGTTCAGTTAATTTATTACAACGTTGGACTACTGTAGGAAGACCCACAATTCCAGTATCAGGTGAATTTGGATTTAACATCACATTAAATTCCTTTGAGTTCTGGGATGGAACACAATGGCAGCAAGTCGTTGTTGGTTCTGCTAATACTACTGTTCCAACAGGTGCTGTTTTGCCTTTTGCTGGTCCTGTTGCTCCTGGTGGGTTCTTGCTTGCCAATGGTGCCTCTTATCTAACAACTGCCTATCCTGCACTGTTTGCTACTATTGGATATGCTTATGGAGGAAGTGGTGGTAATTTTAACGTTCCAGATATGTCTGGGCGTGTTCCAGCTGGTACAGGTGGGGCTCTTGGTTTTTCTCGTGGTCAAACAGGTGGATCAACTTCTGTAACATTAACAACAGGGCAAATCCCCTCTCATAGCCATAGTATTTCTGATCCTGGACATAGCCATAGTATTTCTGATCCTGGACATAACCATTTGAATACGAATGCCATTGGAGCTGCAAACGGGGGAGGAAGTGCTTTGTTAGCTCCACCACAGAATAATGGTAATCCAATATATTCTTATAGTTCTGTAACTGGAATTAGTGGTACTAATGGTGCTTCAACTGGAATTAGTGGTACTAACAATGCTGGTGGTGATGGTTCTCATACCAATGTGCAACCTACGATTGGTCTTAACTATATTATAAAATACTAAGGAGAAATTAAATGTCTGATTCTATTGTTAATTGTATTATTCATAATCACGATCTAAATGGTAATCCTATACTGCTATATGAGGTTACATTTGCATTTGATGGATTTACTGCCCATCAAACCGATAATCCAGTTTTTGTATTTTCTGTTGAGCTTACAAATCCTGAAGATTTAGAAGAAGTAAAAACTGTCGCTTGCCGAAAAGCTGCTGTGACTAAAGCTTTTTATGTAAATGGTACATCTACAGATGCTATTAATGGACCAGTTACCCTTTAATAAGGAGAAAAATTATGCATAAATTTACTTGGAAGCGAGATCTTCCTGATTTTCGTGATATTCATTACACGAATAAACATAATTATAAGATAGAGATGCTTCCTGCAGCTGTAGATCTCCGTCCCAAGTGTTCACCTATTGAAAATCAAGATCAGTTAGGATCTTGTACTAGTTTTTCTTTAGCTGGGGCTCTTGAGTTTTTAGAAGAGAGAGATCTCGCTGCAAAAATTGCTTCTGCAGAAGTATTTGGATCTACATTTACACCCTTCTCTCATTTGTTTATCTATTACAATGAACGAGATATGGAAGGAACAGTCAATGAGGATGCTGGTGGTCAAATTCGAGATGGTATTAAGACTTTGGCTACTCTTGGTGGATGTTCCGAGATAGTTTGGCCTTATGATGAGTCCAAGGTATTTGATAGACCTTCTGACGCTGCCTATCAAGAAGCTTTACAGCATAAGATCAGTCTCTATA